CTAAGACACAAAAAACAGATATACTTTCCACAAAAACAGAAGAATGCGAACTTGCTTATTATGAGATTGACCCATCTGTCCAGACACTTTTCCATATGTTATATGAAGAAAACTCTTACTTATGTAGTGAAGACATTTACATGACTAACAAATTTGAATCTTTTGACATATGTGTAACAGATGGAATCTATGTCATTAAATTACAGAACCAATCAAGAGAGTCACTACATTCTTATAGCTCTAAGACAATAATAGAACTGACTCATGAAGAGATGACGACACTACCTCATGATTTAGTTCTTTCTAAGTTTAGAAAACCAGGGAAAGATATTAGACTAGGAGATTTCATGTCAGTGCATGATGGTGCTAATGAATTATCTCCAGATTATGTAGGCATAAACCCTAGAAATTCAGAATATATAATCATGGAAGTTGGTACTAGTAGGGGCAACTTGGAAAATACATTTAATATTAAGGAAAATAAGTATATGACTCCACTAGCTAATCGGTTTAAGAAGTTTAGATATTATAAAGTTATTGTTGGCCCTATGAGTGTCTTGTCAGATTTATCTTTGACAAGAGATCAGTGCGCAGAGCTAGTCTATATGTATAGAATAGGGTTAGAAATTCAGGAAAGAGCAAAAGAATTGGGCTTTGTTCTAGATTACGAACTGACTAGTATAGACTATAAAAAGAAAGATCTCGAAATGATGATTAATAATATGGACCTACTTTACAAATCAAATTCTGCTGTTCTAAACTGCCAAGATAAGAGAGTGCTCAACACTGAATATGTTCACAAATTACTGAAAGCTTCATTGGAGCCAGTAGTTAAAGATTACACATTCGATAAAGACACATATTTCATTGGAAATAGAACAGATATGAAGCGTGTCTGTGTTATGCCATTAATAATACCAAGAGTGACAACATTACATTCTACATTGTCTAGTTTTGTTCATATTAATGGTAGCACTTCTGAACAGCATTCAATGAGTATGGTTTGGTATGATGCAAAGAATCACTATGAGTCCCTTAGATTGGAAGACAACTTTGAACCTATATACTTGGATTATAAATCATATGAACGATCTACAAAATCAGCTAAAAGTCTGAAAAAAACTTTGCAATTTAAAGTGGATATGACAGATGATTCATGGGAGATCTTAGCAGAACAATATGGACTCAAGAATAAGAGTATAGGACTCAAAACTAAAACATCTGATGGCTTTGATATAAACACAAAGACATTCGATATACAGAGTTTTATAAGTGATAGTAGCTTATTTGATTATGTAGATGACGAAGTTTTAGCTCCTCGTTTAATAAACTTTTTGAATTATTATTCTAGTATGGAGCACATTGGAATAACAGAATTGATGGATTTTGCTAGAACGAAGATCGGTCAGTACTTATTGTTCATATCCTCACTAGCAGTAGAGATAACACTTAACTCGAGCACCAATACTAGTGGGAAGAATATGATTTTCACTCACATACGTAGTCATGGAGTGCCATTAGTTATACACAACACAGGATCTAGCAAACACATATTTTACTCCATACTAATAGAGAAAACCGATCTATTACATAGTTATGATTTGCCATTCTCTCCTATGTTTAAGACTTTTGAAAATCATTACACTAATGGTTTCAACTCTACTAGAGCAGGAGATTTAGGGAATATGATTACTGCATTTTCTAAGGGATTTACTTTGTTCTCATGCTTTAAAGAAATAGATAATCTAAGTTTGAATAAAGAATTAAGACTAAAAGAAGATTACTTGTCTTCAATTTTAGTTATGCTAGAGAACAAAGAACAAACTTCTTCAACACTGTCTAATATCAGATACATGTATATGAAGTTGGTTGCAGAAAAGATGCCAAATCCATTAATTGTGTTCAATAAATTTCCCAAGATAGTTCGCAGTAGACTGCTAGTGTTTATGATACAAAGAGCATATAAGTATTTCTCAGAAACAACAGTGGAAGTGTTGAACTTTGTTAAGGATGATGATATGACTGTAGAAGATGAACAGAACATTGCTAATGATCAATTTGAAAATTTGAGATCATTCATCAGTGATAGAGATATATCCTTTGAAGTATCTATGAATTTATCTTATTTCAGTGTATTGAGAGACAAGAATAAAGAGGACATGGTAGCAGCTAATAGGAAAATATTTGAAAAAGTGTTGACAGAAGAAATAAAGATGAGAGATGCTGATCCAAACTTGATGCAAGCAGATAAAATGTATAGAGAAATAGACATTACAAAGTTAAAGTCCCATGAATTTGTAGGATCACATGTTAAAGACTTAGGTAGAGTGGCAAAGAGTATAATGGATGCTAGAGGATATGATAAAGAGAAGTTCAAAGAGAAGATTTTGTTTGATTTAGCAAAAACCACTTTTGAAGAGTTCTCAACAATGAAAGCATCAGCAGAGTACAAAGATTTGCATGTTGATCAAACAGTTAAGGATTATAAATCAAAACCAAGACTCAAGGTGATTGCGGCAATATTCAAAATTATAGATGAACTATCGATAAATGAACCATCTCCAATGTTATATTTTGCTAAGTATATAAGCTGCATAGTTGATATGGGGGCTTTGATAGTGAACTTGTTCAAAAAGAATCAAGTGCAAGGCATCAGAGAGATTTTTGTACTCAATATCTACTCAAGATTATCAATCAAACTATTAGAAGGAGTTTCTAGATCTATGTGTGAAATATTGCCAAATGAGTTCCTTACTAAAGGTAGAGACAAGTTTAGAGAAGTTCCAAAACATTATGCTAAATTGAGTAATATGTTTTCAAACAACAAAACTTCACAAACTTCAAGTATTTCAGGAGATTGCACAACTTGGTGTCAGAGATTCATAATGCCAGTGTTCTCTACATTTTATAATGAAGTTTTCTCAGATTGGCCTGGAATGAGGAATGCAATTAATACAGTATTAAACATAGTAACAGACAAGAGACTGGAATTACCAGAATCATTATTAAAGGATTTCCTTATGAGATCTAACATTGAATCTATGAGTTCACCTGCTTTGAATGAGCTTAAATCGCAATTCTTAGGTGATTCTGAGAATAATGATCTGCTGGATGAGAATTCACCATTCTTAAAGAATACTAGCAACTTTATGCAAGGAATCTTACACTATACATCTTCTGCAGTCCATTCATCTCACGTGTTATGGTTAGGAAAGTTGATATACAAGTTATTTAGAGATATTAAGCTGAATGAAGATGACAAGCTACTAATAACAACACAAGTCTCATCTGATGATGTCAGTTTCATCATGTCAATAACTCATGATAAAGATGAGAAGTCCACAACATACTATGATGAGTTATTAAGTTATTTCAATAGAGTTATTGCTAATTCATACCCGTTATTCTCAGCAAAACTGTCACTAGAGAAATCAGTCATGGACTCAAGAGTGCACATAGTAGAATTTAATTCTTTCTGGTATGTAAAAAACACACTTATTGAGCCCAAAATAAAATGGTTCATTAGTGCTAGTAACATAAGACCAGAGTCTTCATGTTATGATAGAATGAACACTGATTATACACTATTCAGAGACATGCTCAAGCATGGAACAAGTCTTGAACACATATCAGCAGTTGAAGCATCTTGTTATATAAATCATAATATCACTATAGGATTATTAAGTGAATATGAACACACATGGCATAGAGTCTCAAAATTGCTCACAGATAAACCACATCCTATGTATTACAATTATCTCTTGTCCAACTGGAAATGCTCCTTTTATTTTGGTCTAGAATCTACTCTGTATTATAATGATCTCATTAATAACACTACTATGAAGTATCATTATCTTTACAAAAATTCGGCAATTCTAAACAAAAGTGTAGAGGATGAACAGTATAATATTAAATTAACAATTGGCAATCATAAAAAGTACACCAAGTTTCTGCAGGATATTAATTTGACCAAAGAGATGGTAGAAGAGAAAAGCAATGATTTTAAGAAGCTCTATATAGATAATCATGATATGGATTCTACTATGATGAGGATGCAGCTAAAAGCAGTGTCTCCTGGTGTGCAAGATTCATTTATGTTCGATTCACCACTCATAGCTATTAGGTCTGCTTCTTACATAATAAAATCACCATGTATATCACTCTTCCAAAAAGATAAGAAGGGCAAATGTAATCTAATCTATTTACTAAAGACTGACTTTTTATCAATAGAATCCAAAAGATTCACTTCTCTGTATGAGGAAGAATATCTAGGCTTATCATCTTTTGTCAAGTCGTGTATACCATTTCATTATCACTTTAAGAAAAGAACTCTCAAAGTTAGCTCTAAGCTCTCGAAATCATATGATACAAATATTTCTCTACTTGATTGTGTTAGATGGAAGTGGTTTGATGATAGAAAAATAGCTTCTACATTCCATATGGATAAATCATGGTCTCAGTACACTAAGAATTACAGTTGGTTAACTGAAGATTATGGAACATCTAAGAAAAATTTTGAAACTCATACTGGTAAGCAAGGTCACTTGTCATTATATTACTTCATCATATCTTCAGATGATAGAGAGCTTAGTATTGAAATATTAACAAAAGGTAGTAGGAAAAAACAATATATGGCACAGATAAAGGATTCTGTTAAGAATGATTGTTATAGAGATGCAAAGTTGTACCATCATGAAGATTTACCAGGTAATAAAGACTTAGTTTTAACTGATGTTTTGAGAAATCTAGAATGTGCTCTATATAGATTGAAGTCACTATTGCTATTAAATTATAATTATGTAGATATAGTTAGCTCACTGTTTAAAGATGTGAAGATCATGCTAAGTAACATGCACCTGTCTGATGTCATAATAAATATCCCATCAAGATATCATTCATTATGTCTGATAGGGAAAATTATGGATCTCCGTGGTACAAGTTTATCTAAAACTACATCAGCAGAAGTGTATGATCTAATGAAGAAGTTCAATCAGGGGATTCTAGTGTGGTACGAACAGGAACAAAAATATTCAGATGAACTTTCAAAATATATTGGGTATGGAATTCTGAATGTGGTGATTTCAGGAGAGCCATTCAAGATATTCTTAGATGATGATAAGCTTAGTAAAATTATGTGCAGGAGTGACATAGTTGTCAATCAGTATAGAATAGAATTGGTCTCTATACTGTCAACCTTGAATATTACTGAATCTTGCAATGTATATGCAGATTTAGGGTTTAAGTTCACAGATAAATTTAACATTGTAAGAAGCACAAGATGTTCTCCAATCATCATAAACAAAGATCTGCGATTTAGTGAGCCTAACAAGTTGTATCTAGACATCAATCAGAATCCAAAAACTGGCAATGTAACTATATATACTAAAATTAATGGTAGAAATGTGGAAAATATAAAGTTCAATGCTAGATACTGTGATGAAAAGATTAACATGTCTATAGAAAATACTATAATAAGTGCATGGGTGAACAACAGATCTCTGGATGTAGAAGAAGCTCAGGATTTTTTGGAATCAAATTATGAAGATGCATCACTATTGCTAAAGAAGAGATTAATAAGACTGAAGAAGATGAAAGATAGCAAATTGGAAATTATAGGACAGATAGAATCATTCACTGTTGATGATCAAGATGAAACTGGAAATTTAAATGATTTGATGGATGAGATGTTTGGAGATTTTGGAAACTTTGAAGAGATTATTATTCAAAGTTTGAATGAGGTAGTCCCGGAGCATGATAATCTGGAACTAATGGATTTAGATGATTTTGGAGATTTTGACTTCTTATTACCTGACACGGATATATTTGGAACCAAGGAATTTTCAAATATAATAGAGTATCACTATGAGACTGTGCTATGGGACAATCTTATCAAAAGCTTAGAAGATTCATATGGTCCATTAAATTACTGGACTGCTTTACCTGAAGACTTAGAAGGAACAGTTATGGAGGAAGTATTTGAACTCATGGATTTCAAGTACTTTGTAGAACTAAAATCAACAAAGAGAAAAACAATCTTCAGAAAAAGATCAAACTTAAACAAGTAATCAGTAATCATATAGTATGATCATC